AATTTTAGACAATAAAATACTTCATTTAATGTTTGATCATAAATATGAATCGTCAATGAACAAAAATAATCCAAAAGAAGTTATATACAAATATAATGATGTCATCCAGAAAAAATGTAATTGTGTTTTATCAAAATCGCGTCCAAACCGGATATTACTTGCTGGAATTGGAGGAGGAACTATTCTTACAGGATTCAATCCAGAAACGCCGACTATAATTGATTGCGTTGATATATCTCCGGTTGTCATTGACCACTTCAAAAAATACTTTTTCCCATCCATCAAAAAACATACAAATCCAAAAGTAAAAATAAAAATCCATTGCACAAGTCTCCAAGATTTCATAGCAAAAAACAAACAAAAATATGATTCAATCGTCATTGATTGCTTCAAAAGCGGAGGATTCGATAAATCATTACACGCGATATTAAATAAATTGAAGAGTCATATTTCTATGAGTGGGAATGTTCTTATTAATATTCATTCAAGTCGGACTGGTCATTATTCGAAGCCGTATAATGAACTCAAAAAGAATGTAAGTAAGCAGATATGGACTACTCGCGGACATTTATCAAATACATCCGATGCGTCCGATTTTGGAAATTTAATTGTTGAGTTAAAACATAAGAAATGAAGCGCCGTATTCTTTTATTCGATATTGATGGAACCATTGCGGAATCGAGCAAGTCAGTCGGTCCCGAAATGAAGACAGCCATCCAGAAAAAGGTTGCAGAAGGTTTTGATATAGGAATCGTAGGAGGTGGAAAACTCGACAAAGCGCTTTCACAACTTGGAGATTTAGAAATGAATCATTATTTTACGGAATGCGGATGCGTCTATCATCAAGGTCCAGAACTCAAACTCATACATTTCAAAAACATTCGCGAACACCCACTTTATACAAAGATAAACGTCCTTATCAAAAAAGCACTCTCTTATTTGTCGCAAGTCGATTATACACTCACTGGAAACTTTGTGGATTTGCGAAGTGGAATAATATATATTTCACTAATTGGTATGACTGCGACGCATGAGGAGCGGACCGTCTTCATTGAACTGGACCGCTCACGTAATTATCGTAAGGAACTGATAGCTATTCTTAAAGCTACCGCACAGGAAATTGGAATTCTGGATGATGTAGTTATATCGGAGGGTGGAATGGTCGGAATTGGATTGTATCCGAGAGAATATGATAAGGTCCAAGTAGTTGAATGTATTCGAGGCGACTATGATGAAATACACTACTTCGGTGATAAATATGAAACAGATGGTAATGATTATCATCTCTTACATCATGCATCTGTAATTGGTCATAAAGTGGATTGCGTTGAAGATACGCTTCGAGAATTGGATTTTATTTGAATCTTCTATTTTTTCCTATTTCAATTGTCATTTACAAAAAGCACAATATTACTTTCCTTGAATTAAAGGACAATCACCATCAACCATTTCTCTGACTAAATCAATAAAACTACATTCAGGCTTCCATCCCAATTCAGTCCGCGCCTTTGTAGAATCCCCCAACAACATATCCACTTCCGCCGGACGAAAATATTTTTCATTCACAAAAATTAACTCCCGCCCAGTTTTACTATCATATCCCACTTCATCCAATCCCTCCCTCTTCCATTTTATATCAAATCCTCTCATTCCAAACGAGAGCTCGATAAATTCGCGAACACTATGATATTCATTTGTGCTCAAAACATAATCATCCGCCCTGTTATTTTGTAAAATCATCCACATTCCTTTTACGTAATCCCTCGAATGACCCCAATCACGAAAAGAATCCATGTTTCCCATAACGAGATAGTCGCGCTCGCCTCGCAAAATCATCCCGAGACCCCGTGTAATCTTGCGTGTCACAAAAGTTTCTCCACGACGTGGACTCTCGTGGTTGAACAGGATTCCATTAGTAGCGAACATCCCATAGCTTTCGCGATAGTTCTTAACTATCCAGAAACCATATAATTTCGCGACGCCGTAGGGGCTCCTCGGGTAAAATGGGGTCTTCTCAGTCTGGGGGGTTTCTTGGACTTTCCCGTATAGTTCGCTTGTGGACGCTTGATAATAGCGGGTCTTATCTTGTAGGCCAGTGGAGCGGATGGCTTCAAGAAGCCTCAAAACCCCGAGACCATCAATATTACCGGTATATTCGGGCATTTCGAAACTGACTTTCACGTGGCTCATTGCTCCCAAATTATAGATTTCCAATCGCTCTATTTCTGGATAGGTGGTCTTAATTTCGGAAATAATGTGTAATATATTTGCAGAATCGGATAAATCCCCGTATCTTAGGATAAGAGACTTATTTAAATATAGATGTTCAATTCGATGAGTATTAATACTTGAACTCTTCCGGATAATACCCCAGACGATATATTTCTTTTCAAGCAATAATTCTGCTAAATAAGAGCCATCTTGTCCAGTTATACCAGTAATTAATGCGATATTTGTCATAATTTATATATTATTAAAAAAATGTGAGAAAACCGCAACTCTCCTTTTTCGTACTACAAGCAGAAAAAAAGAGCGTTTGGGTGTTAGCACCTTTACCCGCGTATAGGAGTAAGAAATATACTGTATTCTTTCTTTTCTTCTTTGCTGAGTTGCTTTGTCAGTTTCTGAGATAATTCAGTGAAATTATAAGACATCTTTTATTTTATAATTTCACTGAATTTTTTATTTTCAATTTTCAATTTTTGTTACGATTATTTTTTCTCATTTCTTGAAGTTCAATCTAGATATTTATTGCGGATTTGTTCAATTTTTCAGATAATACACGCAAGTCGTTAGGATTTATTGCTGATTTGTTGATTTTACGAACATCTAACGCCAGCGGACCATTTGTTTCAAATCGTCGTTTTTGTCTAATAGCATTCTGTATTATTTTAGGAACTGGTTGTTTTTGTTGTATACTTAATTGACGAGAAGAAAATGTTAATAATGAACTCGAACTATTTTTCAATCCATTTCTTAAACTGTTATTCTGATGTGTTTTGATTTTCAATTGTAGAAATCCAACATTACTATCTTTCATATAATGTGCATATCTATAATATTTTTTACCATTAATATCAATTTCTCCAAAAAATACAATTTCTAATTTTAAATCATTTGAATGCGTTTTTTTTATAATACCATTTCGTAGTCCTTTTTTAAAAAGGGCTGGATTCGGATCAAATGGAATTCTATTATTCGCATTCATATTTATAATATAATATATAATAATTTTACAAAATGCTAAATTACTCAACTATGTTATCAATAAACTCTCGAATAGACACCAAATATTTCTGTATGAGGGTATAAACACCAAGCAGTTCTGCTTTTAGAAAATTCGTCTTCTGATACTTAGTAGAAAGTATATCAAATAACTGATGATGACAATCACAAATCTCTATAAAAACTCTCATCTGATATTCATTCAAATCGAAGTATTCTGGATTATCTGGATTGAAGACAACCGCCTTCGAATAAATCCGCATCTTATTGAAGAATTTCTTAAAGAAGCGCCGAATCTTCATCTTACATACTCCACTTAGAGGAGTTGTCGTCCTTTTCAAGTAAGCAATCGATTTTTTCATGAGTGAAATAACCGATATAACATAATCATATTCGGCTTCCCCATCGTGTAAAGACATGTCGTAATCGGAACAATCCGACTCTGAATCAATATCATCATACTCTTCTGGAAACATACACTTCTGAACATTCAATCCATCCAATTTTTCCATAATTTCATCTAAATTTTGTTCAAAGGTCCGCTTACCTTCTTTCTCAGTCGGTTTCATTTTGATTTTCATTATGAGTTTTAATAATAAAAGATATTAGAAATAATATATTTCATTTTTTACGAAAACTACTAACTACCAACAAACCACGTCTGATTCGGATTAATTGAAGATGAACAAGTATCTAATGCGATTCTATTAACATTACCGAATTTAGTACCTTTTATTGGATTACCAGTAGTTGGGTCCAAACTTTCATTTGAATTACCATCATTACGACTAAAATTTGGTTGCATAGCCATACATTTTCCATTCTGGCCTTTTGATACTAACTGTAGATTTCCATTCCAATCAAATTTTTGAGTAATAATCTTATCATCACATGAAGCACTAAAAACATTATTATTTGTATCAGTATCTAAACAAGTACCTGCCATTTTATTTTTGACTGTTACTGATCCATCCGTATTATTTTCTAAAAACCAATACTGAACCGGAGAATAATTCTTATTATCTAAATATACAATTGACTGTGAGCCTCTACCAGCAGTTGGAGTAGCAACTGTTTTTGTCGCCATATTCAATAACTGTCCGGCCGCCGAATAACTCATTCCAGGGGGACCCTGAGGACCAGATGGGCCTCGTGGTCCTTGAAGACCCCGCGTCCCCGTATTCAATGACTGAGCCTGTGAAACAACCACTTTTCCAATGGATGTTGTAAATTCATCAAAATCTTTTTTTAATTGAGTTATTTCTGAACTTTGATTGCTTTTACTTATTGCTACGACTGATATAATACCAGCACTAATTGAAATTAATGCTACTATTACGATTCCAATAATTAATATAGTTGAAGTTTCCATATATTATATAATAATATTTTTTAATCGTCAATAATATCATCATATAACACACGATTCTCCTTAGTAGATATTAAACTTATTTTAACCCGTGTTGGTTTATCAATAAATTTTTTAATTATCTCATAACTGTGTATAAATACTGATGGAGGGTCAATTATTACAGCCTTTCTTAATTTATCTGGAAATAACTGTTTAAGAATATCTGCTAAATATTTTACAAACTGATAATTAATCTGTTTTATTTTGAAGCTTTCCAAATAAACTAATACATCAAATTTATTCTCCTTAATTTTTTGCGATTTTAAAAGCGCCTTCGTGATTACATTTGCGATAAATGATGTAGCTCTAACAATCTCCTTTTCATCAGATGGTTGAATCCAATCTTTTGTAGAAAAGATAACTGTTCCAAATTCAACATCTTCTGAAATATAAATCATTCCATTCAAACTTTCAGTAGAAATTACTTTTTCACTACTACTTGTTCCAAACATAATTATTAATAGTAATATTTCTTTAATTGAAAAACGAATAACTTCGCCTAAATAAGAGAATTTTCTAACCATGAAAATGAAGATTTCTTCATCTCTTCATAGAATTTCTCCACATTCATCCCACCAACAACAACTGACGCAACTCCTGACGCAGGTTTTGCGCGAACTTCGGTAAATTCACTCTTATTGCGATTACGCCCATCATCGTTCTTTTTCCAATATGACCTTGGTTTTTCCCTATCTTTATCTTTCTCTTTCTCTTTCTCTTTCTCTTTCTTAATCCATGAGTTCATTTTTATATACTATAATAGTTATTCTTTTAAACTGTTTTACGTAAAAAATGGTTTAGAAATATCCAGCGTTAATATAATTATGGAACACGTAATCCCCGACAAAATAAAAACATATTTTTATAACACTCTCGTCAAAACCGAGTTTGATCGCTTTCTAAAATTCAATAATCTGGAAACTAAATCGTTCAGTCCAATTATTATTAATTCCCAAAATTCTTATTTATCTCAACTATATATTGATAAACTATTCTCATTGCTATACCCCGAAGATAAAAACATCAAATCAAATTATGAACATAAACTAAATACAAAAGTTAATTTTAATGTGAAACTATCTAAGAATTGTATCGAAATTAACCCATCCGAGTATGGAATAAATGACCGCTATATTATCAGCGAGTATATAAATGAGGTATCTTCGATGAATAATATCGCGACCGGATACAAAAAGAACATTATCATCTGGAATATTGATAAATTGGGGGACATTGCATTTCAGGCGCTTTTTCATCTCATAAAAGTGAATGAAGATAGCGCAAATTTCATATGCATTTCTCAGAACCCAAATAAAATCCCGAAATCATTTTTTAATATTATCATCCCATTCCACATTCAGAACCCATCCAAGCAATTTTATATTGATTTTTTCAATACATTCGAAGAATTTCACACGAATATAGATGAAATCGAAAAGATAAAGACTGGTTGTTTCGATTATAGTTTCAATAGTTTCCTAAAAAATATCGCCATATTTTACAATTTCTCTCTTTCATCATTGGATTCCTTCGAAAATAGTTTCCGGAAATTTATTGAGAGCCTCTATTTAAAAATAATATCAAAAACCAGAATCGGAGACGCATTTTTAGAAGAAATCCGGAATGCTCTATATGATTTATACGTCTATCACTTCACATACAATGAAGTCATCAATGTTTTCATAGATATTATAACAAAAGATAAGAATATTCCTGAGCAAAAGAAGGATCGAATACTTGATTATGCCTGTTATTTTAACAGAACATCATTTTGTGGGAATAAAGAGGTTATCCATTTAGAGGCGTTTGTCTATAATCTGATACATATATATCACGAGAATGCTCCAAAGGTGCCTCGTAAAATTAAGACTTAAAATTTAATATATAAATAAGATTATGCCTAATATTAATTATTATACCGTTCTCGGAATAACAAAAGACGCAAATGAAGAAGAAATCAAGAAGGCCTATAAGAAACTAGCGATGAAATATCATCCAGATAAGAATCCAGATGGGGAAAAAGAAAAGGCCGAAGCAGAATTTAAAAAGATTTCGGAGGCCTACTCCATAATAGGAGACCCAATCAAGAGGCGAAACTATGATTTAGGAATACCAACATCAATTGGTGGTAATTTTGACCCTTTTACAATGTTTAATTCATTCTTCGAAAATAAAGACATTAACAGTTTCATAAATGACTTTTTTGCGGAGCAATCAGGAAATCCTTTTATGGGGTCATTCGATGATATTCTTGGAGGGGCCGACATTAAATTTTCGATACACACGTTCACGCAGATGCCCCCAATAGCCGGAGGTATAGAAAATATGGAGGGAATAAATTTTTTTGACATTGTTAATCGGACACGCGACAAATTAAAGGCAAATGTTGAAAAGAAAACCATAGAGATAAATAATGATAAGATGCGAATTGATCAGTTAGAAAAAGAGAACCATCGATTACGGGAAATAAAGAATAATCAGTATTTGAAATATGAGAATATTGAGAAAAAGATAGTCATATTTCCGGAAGATATCCTCTGTAAAAAGTCGAAAAAAATCAAGTTTATCCGGTATGCCTTTATTGATAAAAAATTCGAGGAGACTGAAGTCCGTCATCAGTATGAGTTAGAGGCCGATTTTAATAAATTAGTATATACTTTTAAAAATGCGGGACATACGCATAAAAAATACAAAGAGGCAGGAGATTTAATTATCCGACTATCTTTGAACAACGGCCTCATTAAATACAACCCCTTAAAAAAATCTCTGGTTATCCCGATTTCTTATAAAAAGTTAGGGAAGTTTGAAGGCCGAAAAATCAAGTTTGGTAATAATTCTGATTACATAGTAGATTTGAACGAAGTTGAGAATGAAATGATTGCAGTATTCAAGAAAGAGGATGCGCGTTTAATTATTATAATTACATCCAAACTGACCGAAGTATTTAAGAATTATGAAGAAACCGAAGAAGCATCCTCTTGGGAAAGGGAAGATACTTTTAAGAATGATGATTTTAGTTCAATGAATTGTCTTTTTAATTTCTTATAGATAATATGGAAAATCATTTAAAACAGGTCGATTTCATTCATATGTATCATTTATATTCAGAGTATTATTTACCCAAAATTAAATTACATTACAAAAGAAAGTTATTAGATACCGAAAAAAAAGATATATTAAAGGTCTATTTAGACTCCAAATTTTTGTCAGAGAAAATCGCAATAAAATTGGGGGCGAAAGTTAATAAGGCGAATATCTACGATTATGAATACCGACTCATATTCAATCAAGGAGTCGTCGGTTTCCATTTTATAAGTGATAAGAGCATTAGTTCAATAACGAAGCTCATCCGTTATTACTTTTTTATCGTCTTTTTGCGAATTAACTACATAAATAAAAATAAAGTCCTCAATTTTATGAATAATGTATATATTTATTTAATTACGGTCCCTGTCGCGAAGAAGCTATCTATTCCAATATCGGTCGATGATGTAAATAGTGCATGTACGCAGGTTTATAATGAATATTATGGTGGTCCTATTTATATATGGCGCGAGGATGAATTGGCGAAAGTTCTACTCCACGAGGCCCTCCACAGTGTCCATTATGACTGGGAAATCATCAATCAGGCGCTTATTCCGGAATTAAAGAATTTAGAGACGAATATCAGCCGGGAGAACGGACTCAATGCGAATGAGTCTTATAATGAGTTAGGGGCCACTTTTTTTATGTCTCTATTTTCATTGAAGGCGAAGCCCGAAGATAAGAGGAAGGAGAAACGGATTATTCGGGAATATATGTTGAAGGAGCTAGACTATTCATTTAATAATTGCGCAAAGATTCTACTGAAATATGGAGTCCGTGATAGCAATGATTGTAATAATTTAAAAACCGTAGAGAAGTGCGACTATCGTCAGGAGGCGTCTGCGTATAGCTATATTCTTCTTAAAGGGGGGCTACTATGGTATATTTTATATAAAATAAAATATGATAAAAAACACGAGGACCGCTTAAATTGCTTGGAGCAATTTATGAGTATTGGGTTCTGGGGTAAAATGGGCGCATCTTTTCAAAGGATACTCGTCCAAATATTGAAGGATAAAGAGTTCAATAAAATAATCAATAAGCGCATTAAGAAAATGAAGCAGAGTAAGAGGAGAGGGCGACCAGAAGACTTCTTTTTTACATATCATGGATGGAAAGGAAAAAATTGACAGTAAATAGTTTATATTTTTTTGATTATTAAAAATGAACGCAGTTGAATTACGACAACAATTACAGAGAATCTCTTCCGGAATTTCTAGAAGATATTTAAGAGAATTCCAGTTTTTTCATTCGATGAACAAGAGAATCATTATGGAATTTTTTAGTTCAAATTTTAAATTTCTATCGACACTCCCACTTGATGAAATCGCACAATTTCTCAAAATTGCTCTGTTCATCATGTTTGAAAAATACATGCAGAACCAATCAACCAGAAATGCGATGGGAATGCCACTTTTCCAAGGTTTACAGAGCGTGATGCGCTTAGATTCTCCGCAAGATGATTCAATCAGTTTTATCAGAGACTATAAAAGTCCCTGCTTCAATTTGCTCTGTTTGCTCTATTCAAAGATATCGACTCAAATGAGACCGAAAACACAAGAAGAGTATCGACAGGTCAAACAGGCTTTCATTGACATTGTCAATAGTCTCATTCCAGACATTCACTATCTAATGATGGAAAAGTATCCTGCCGATTGCGACGAAAGACAATTCTTTTTTGGAAAGAATCCAGACCAATTTGAAACACTTTTTCTGTTTCAAAAACTGTTTTTTGAAATAACATCACATGAGTTCGAGACAGTTATTTTTTTAGAAGAAAATCGCCTTTACGTCAGAACAATCCAGAATTTTTTTGAGGAAATACACACTACTCTTCAAAAAGTGTAGAATTGCGCGTATTTGCGCCTATTTATAAAACAAATGCTTAATGTATTTCTGTAAATTAAAATATCGATATCCTCCACTCTTCTTATCAGTAGTTTCAAGAGGTGTCAGTAATTTCTTCAATTTATCATCCGGAATAATATACTGTGAATTCTGTGGATTTTGTAGTTTTTTCTCTTTAATATAGCGGTTAATAATTTTTGTAGTGGATGGTCTTGATATCATTAAATTCTCATCCATTTCCTCAAATTTAGAATCTTCCTTTAATTTCTCCTCCGCACTTATTAGAGAAATGAAGGTTGAGACCTCCGGATTATTAAAAAAATCTATTAATTCCTTACGAATTTTAGTCTTCTTGAAGAATCCAGTTGGTTTGCGCTCTTTTTTCTCTCCTATATCACCTCCACCAACCTTAGCTAGTTTAATTTTCTTCGGTTTCGCCTTCATTGACTGAAATAACTTCTTCGATTGTTTCTGATAGTTGCGAAGGTTTGCTTCAAGGCTTTTAAGCCCCATCTTTAAATTATAAATTGATACCAACATATTCTGGGCGAAAGTATCTAATTCAACAATTTTAGACATTGTTGCGTTTGTATCACTCAATTCCATTGCGACGGATTCTTCATCTCCATTTACACTCATAAACAAATATATTTATTTTTCTTTAAGTTATTTTTTTGATAATAAAATATATATTTAATTTATGGAATCACAACCAGATGTCCAATTAGGAAAAATATTTATTGTATTATGGATGGGAATAATGTTATTTATTATTATTTTAGTAATAGTCGTGTATTTTAATGCGAAGAGTGAAACATCAGATTGCGACCCCAAAGAACTCAATACTGAAAAGTCTGAGAAAAAATCAGATAGTCCAACTCCTAAAATGTTTATTGCTTTTCTTGTTATAACTGCTTTTGCTGTATCTACAATGAATTTGACATATAAAGTTAATTACTTTAAGAAAAAAACAGATGAATCAGAAAGTGGTCCCGCTTCACCTTCACCTGTATTATCGATGTTAAAGAAGTATCAGGCTCAACAAGGACCACCGGAAGGTCCAAATTATTCTATGAATAATAAAAATCTTGAAATTTCTAATACTGGAACCGAATGAAGTAATCAATAACATCATTCGCAATTTTAGGTAAATAGAAGTTGTCATCTCCGGAATCATCAGCCCCCATCCTAACGTATAAATCATAATAATCGCACTTCCGGACACTACTCCCATCACACTTCACCCACTTCTTCAAGAACGATTCTTCTAACCTTATTCCCCGATACATTCCAGTGATTTCACCAATGTAATGTAATTTTTCACCCCCTTTAAATTCTACCGGAATATTTATTTCCATATGACTATTGCTCCCTTCTTCTCCAAAGCGGACATTCGTCAGGAACTCTGCGACGCCCTCCCTTATTTTGGGAATCATATAGTTCTGATTCAAGCCCAGATTGAACGTTTCCCCCAAATTAACAACCTGCGTGCAAGTAAAAACTGGGTCCGACGATATTTTAATAAAAGGGAGCCTGATTTTATCATTAGTTACACTCTTATCTTTTAATTTGTTCGTCGATATGCTTTCATCTACTATTTTGTTCTCGCTAATTGACCCATCCAATATCTTGCTCCCTTTTATTGACATATTCATAATATGGCGATCATCAATCGAATTAATCGCAATGTGTTTTCCTTCAATCGTATTATTCCTGACTTTGGCGCCTGTTATAACATTATCAATTATATGGTCCTCCCGAATAATATTCGCTGATAAATGGCGCTCCTCCAAAAAGGAGTCTTCCAAGTGGTCCCGCCTTATCTGACTGAGTCCAATATGATGACCCGCAACAGAATTCTTCAAAATATGGTCCGCAGTTATAGATTGAGGTTTGATATGTTGGCCCGTTATTGCACAGTCTTCAATATTGAGAGGGCCCACCGCGTTTGGCGAAATATGCCCCCTCTTTATTGAATCCCCGCAAATATTCTCCCATCCGATACACGCATCACTTAAATGAGCGTTCAAAATGATTTGATTTCGCAAATGATTCGCGCCTATTTGCTCATTGGCGATATGTTCGCCCAATATTATATTCGCGCACAAATGTTTCGTATCCACGGACCCACCACACAAATGACGACCCTCTATTTGTTCATGCTCAATATTCGCACCCATAACACACCCCGCCGTCAGATTTTTATGATGGATAATCCCATCCTTCAAATGGGCCTTATCGACACAATCACTCGCCAATTCCTTTTCGGTAATAATCCCAACCGTCAAGTGATGATTACGTATGGACCCATCCTTTAAATGGGCATCCCCCACCGTTTTCGGATGTATATTGGCCCCTTGAATAACTTTCGACCCGATGTGGCGCGAATCAATAATTCCGTCCGGAATTTGCGCCCAATCCACTTGGAGTGTCCCATCTTTGATATATTTTGAGGCGTCAATCGAGTTCTCTCGAATAGTAATTCCTTGGCTCGATTCCAAGAAAATTGAGCTGTCCAGTTTGAGCCGGATTTCCTTTCCAACCTTCGATATACCCCCCACATACTCTAAATTTTCAATCCCATTTATCTGTAATGAATCATACCCACCACCACTCCCTTTATTAAATAAAAAATACTCACTTCGACCGTATCGCCCCTCTCGAACATAGAGTTTCGCCGGAAGAGAAATATCATTTATTTTTTCCAATTTTATTGAATTTTCAATCTCTAATATTTTATAAAACTCTGGTCCTGACCGATTCAGAATAACAACATATTTATCCACACTCAACTCTCCAATTGTTCGCAAAATGGATAGTTCGAGAGCTTCATTAATGGATCCATCCGCGCCCATACACAAAAAATCGCAAACAATGTAGTTCTGTAAACCATTACATATCTGGTCCACATATCGCTTCGTTGCGACATCACCGGCATATACTGGGTCCCCCACATTCCGGATTGAATGACGAACCTTCCCATCTGCGAAAACAATATCACCCCCTATTTTAATATTCCCCAGAGATAAATCCTCCATTTTTATTGTATCGAGCTTCTCATTCATTTTTTCCATACGGAACTCATTTTTTTCGAAGTTATAATAGAAATGAGAATCGACCTTCATATTTGTGAAAATCATTGGGCATAACAATTTAATCTTTTCAACCGCAGTCAAATCAAGGGGCTCTGCCTCCACCTTATTTTCAATTATTTCTTCTTTTTTACCAAACTGGACCCATTTCTCACCATCGTAGCCCTCAAAAAAGTTCTCCCAAAAACGAATATATCCCGGTTTTTTCTTACCAGCATTTTCGCCGAGACAGACCCCCACGCCCAGATTAGCATCCTCGCACACGACCAACTTCTTATCGATTAATACATCCCCTCCGACTTCGAGGGCTTTCTTTGGATTCGACTTATTAATACCAATACGCCGACCCGTTGTATAAACAATATTGTCATCTTCTCCACTCATCCACAAACTCTCTTTTGTAAAGGTCTTCCAGCGCTCACCATCATAGCCAGCAAAATTACCATTGCGATAGGAAATCATTCCCTCTTTGGGGTCTTTCGCTTGACCGACGATGACGGATTCTAAAAAATAGGACGGTTTTTTAAAGATGGACCCACCCTCCACAATGAAAGGGGCGAGGCTCATATTACGGACCTCTTGCGTATTCTCAACATGAATACGATTATATCTTTTTGAATCTAAGAAGGTGTTGTGATACATTTATAAATAAGAGTTTTATTGTTTTTAAATTGAAAGATAATCCATCTAAAAATCAATTCTCGATTTTTAGCTGATTATCCTTAACGGAACAAATCTTTCCCCGATATGAAAACACTGGATACCGAAACTCGTTCTTTTTCAAATTTTTGACCTGAACCTCATTAAATGAGAACTCAATATTAAAGTTAAAGCTAGTATCATTCATTAGAATCATAAACTGATTTATTCCATTGTGAAAAAGATACTGAAATTGTAGTCCCATTTTATCTATACTCGGAAATAATAATTTATTATTGATAACAAATAATCGCGTTAGATTTTCGGTTGTCTGTGCCCATATTTGCTCTGAACAGCACGAATAAATTATGTTCCCATCCGTTCCAAATGTAAGAAAAATAATTGAGCTTAAATGAGCTTCCGACTTTTGCGTTTTTTGAACAGTGTTCGTAATCGCATATTTTTCTAAATGTTTGTAATAATAACCAACAACAAAAATTAAATTTCGTGGATGAAATGCGGTTGAACAAATGTATCCATGATCACTTTGCTCAATTCTGTAAACTGGATTCATATCCGCATTTGTAATTGTCCATAATACGAGCTTTTGATTACAAGCCGTTATTACATAATTTCCAGAAGAATTAAATGATATATTTAATACCGGATACTTGTGTTCAATTACATTCACAAATGGGAAAAACTTCCCTTGCGCAGTATTCGCATTAACAATACATTTTCCAATATTTCCACTTTGGTCTCCCCCAATAAGAAAAAACAAATCGCTCATAGACCACTCACCCGCACTAATTTGTAGCGGGATTTGCTGTGTATGGCGATAAATAATATGGAGCTGGTCTCCATCAATCCGATAAAATGTCATTGAATGACTATCTTGATTGAAAAGAATTGTCCCTGAATGATTAATTCGTATGACTTTCATTTTATTTGGATAAAAATAAAATGGAATATATAAAATCATTTTTTTTCAATGAGGATGCGCACCGGAATTGGAATAAATTTGGGTAGACGCTTTATTCCGAGGAATTGCGAGTTTTTTTGATTCATCGCGCTAATTATATCAGATTTCTTGTATTCTTCTGATAATTTTTTCATGTTTTGTTGAGCAATAACAACTTTTCCTTTTGTAGAGCGGACTACAATAGCAACGTGGCCATAATTGCTATTTGTGCGATTATGCTTCCAAAATATAATATCTCCGACATGTAAATCATCTACATTCTGGGAAAATACAGTTTCTAATAAAATAACCTGACTTGTATTTATATGGATGAGTGAATTAATTGAAGTGAACATATCAAAAGCATCGGGAATTGATGGGAATGTAAGGCCATAATATAAGATAAAATACCTGCGGACTAATTCGACACATTCAAATGGTATTCCATAACTGGAATATATCTTTTTAGGGTTTTTTTTATATAATATGAGTGGTTCTGGTATCATATTATATCTATATATTATAATTATGATTAGGATTGTTGTAATTGTATTTTTGTTAAATATCCTTTATATTTTTTATTATATAAATCACTAAAAATTCTTTTAACTTTATTATTATTTACTTTTGATTTTATTAGAATTATAAATGTAAAACCGGTTATTTGACTAAGACTTGTTAAATTTATTATACTCTCTATTTCTGGGGTTATATATAGTATATTTACATATTTACTTACAATTATTATTTCTAATATAACGATTGGTATTTCATCAAATAAAATTGTTGTAATTGAACCATCTACTGTAATACAAATTCTTTGAATAACATTTAATTGTAAAAATTCAAACATAAAAAAAACTATACACGCGAATATAAGTGTATATATCGCATCTAATAATATTGACTTATTTTTAAATATTAAATTGGTTTCTAATAATAATTCTTGTATTTTTCTATCATTTAATCTTTTAAATAATATATCAAAATTAAAAAAAGTATTTGATTCTATATCAGTTATATCACTTATTTCTTTAATATTTTGTTCAAAAAAAGAAATTTCATGTAATATA